TGTAAATGCATCAGATGAAAATAACATTGAAACGGTTAGGACTAAAATTAAGAACTATGCTAGTACAGTAGGATTTCGTCAATGGAAGATTGTGATATTAGATGAGGCAGATTATATGACTCCTAATGGACAAGCTGCGTTACGTAATCTAATGGAGACATTTTCTAAAACAACTAGATTCATATTAACATGTAATTACGTTGAAAAAATTATTGATCCTATTCAAAGTAGATGTCAAGTATTTGGTATTACACCACCTAATAAAACCGAGGTTGCTAAACGTATAGTGACCATATTAAACGAGTTGCAAGTCCAATATGATACAAAGGATATAGCTACTACTATTAACGCTGGTTATCCAGATATTAGGAGAGTTTTGAATTCATGCCAACGGCAAGTTGTCGATGGTAAATTGGTTATAGATAATACTAGTCTTGTACAAGCTAATTATATGAGCGAGTTATTGGAGATATTACAAAGCGATCAAAAGAAAGGAGATGCATTTAAAAACATCCGGCAGTTGATTGCTAATAGTAAAGTACAAGATTTCACGTCATTGCATAAGTTTTTATTTGATGAAATCGATAATTATGCTAAAGGCCATATAGCATCGGTTATTCTCATACTAGCAGAATCGCAATATCAAGATTCTTTTGCAGTAGATAAAGAATTACATATGATGTCTACAATGATCAAATTATTAAACGAATTAAAATAAAAGGAAGTTATGAGTGGAATCATAGGAATGGATGGTAAGCCTAAAGGTCAACAAATGGACCCATCTACGATGAAAGATGTGTGTTGTGATAATTGTGGTAGTAGATTTTTTAGGCAAGTGCATGCATTTAAAGTTGTATCAGCATTAGTATCATCTACAGGTAAAGAACAAATTGTTCCGGTACCGACGTTTAGATGTGATGATTGCGGATACATCAATGAAGATTTTCAAGTAATGGAAGGACCAAAATCAAATAATGAGTAAACCAGCTACAATTTTCGATCATCTAGCTAATATTACATTTAAGAAAACTGACTGGAATTCATTGTCCGAATTAGATCAGAAATCATTTTCGCCTTATCTTATCAATAGATGGTTATCTATGAATCCTGATCTAATTGAAATAGTTGATATGTTTCAGCAATATACAATCGGTCCATTGAGTAAAAAACATGTCTATCAATTATATCGTGACATATTACCAAAGCAGAAAATGTATAGCAAATATATAAAAGGTAAGAAAGCAAAAGAATACAACAAAGAATTGTTATCAATGCTAACTCAGCATTATCAGATATCTAAACGAGATGCTAAAACATATATTGATTTCTGGAAAGAAAATGGTTTGGATGATTTGAAAAATCTGTTAAAAGATTATGGTAAAACCGAAAAGGAGATCAAGCAATGGCTAAAGTAATTAGAGATAGAAAAAACAAAGTTAAGTTCACAGAAACAGAAAAGGTATATCATCCAGACCATTACGGTGGTAAGGATAATCTTTACGAAGCTATCAAAGTAATTGAAGCATGGAATTTGGATTTCAATTTAGGAAATGTAGTTAAATATATTTCTCGTGCTGGTAAAAAAGATAAAGATGCCGAGCTTCAAGATCTGGAAAAAGCATTATGGTATCTACAAAGATCTATAGATAAATTAACAGAGAAATAATTTGGTTTATTGAGAATAATTTATTATATTTAAGTATGCATAAATTAGTAAAGTTCAATGTTAAAGAACCAAAAAAAGGAGATCGTAAGATATCATATTCTCAATTTGCTATGTATAGTAAATGTCCAAAGCAATGGGAATTAGCATATGTAAGAGGCCTTCGTCAATTCAGTCAAAGTATTCATACGCTGTTCGGTACAGCATTTCATGAAACATTGCAACATTATTTAACAGTAATGTATGAACAGACAGCTAAAGCAGCTGATGAAATAGATCTACATGCTATGTTGCAAGAACGTATGAGATATCATTATCAACATGCGGTTAAAGAAATGGGTGATCATTTTTCCAATAAGTTTGAATTAACCGAATTTTATAAGGACGGTATTACTATATTAGATTATATTAAACGTCATAGAGCAAAATATTTTTCGGCTAAGAATGAAGAACTAATTGGAATTGAGTTGCCTATATATCATCCTGCTAATAATGAAAAAGGTATCTATATGTTAGGATATCTAGATATTGTTATTAGAGACAAACGTACAGATGAAATCGTTATTATTGATATCAAGACTAGTACAATGGGATGGAATAAATATCAGAAAGCGGATAAACTAAAGTTATCCCAATTGGTATTATATAAAGAATACTTTGCAGCTCAATATGGTTGGGATGTCGAAAAGATCAAAGTTAAATTTATGATTGTTAAACGTAAATTGATCGAAGGAGCAATGTTTCCGCAGAAAAGAGTGCAAGAAATAACACCGGCTAGCGGTAAACCAACTCGTAATAAATTGTTAAAAGAAATTAATAGTTGGATAGATAATTGTTTTGATTTAGAAGGTAATTACCATACAGAGAAAAATTATATTGCAAGCGCTGGTAAGAACAAGAAGAACTGCAAGTATTGTGATTTCAAAGATCGTGATGATTTATGTCCAATATCAGAAAGGATAAAAGAATGAAAATAGCAATAATAGGAAGTAGAGAATATAATAATATCAGGAAGATAAAAAATTTATTAACTGACCTACGAAGAAAATTTGGAAATGAGTTAATTGTTATTAGTGGTGGAGCTAAAGATGGAGCAGATAAACATGTAAAGAAATATGCATTGGAATTTGAAATTGAGTATAAAGAATATAATCCAGCACATACTCCTAAAAATTTATACAGTGCAATGTCTGAACATTATTATGATAAACCTTATCATGTATCGCAGTTTCATCATAGAAATAATTTGATTGCAAAAAATTGTGATTATATGATTGCATTAATACCAGATGGTGCAAAAGCTAACGGTTCAGAAAGCGCGATAAAGTCTGCGCAAAAACATGAAAAAAAGGTGGTTATCCTATCTTAAACAATATTTATATAAAAGTTACAAGGAGTTATAATGCAGAAAATTGAGTTACCAAAACTTAAAAAAATAGACCCTAACAAACCAAAAAAGAAAAAGATATTACTGTTAGCAGATGACCTACGTATGCATTCTGGTATAGCAACAATGTCTAAAGAATTTGTATTAGGTACGGTTGATAAATATGATTGGGTGCAGTTAGGAGCAGCCGTTAAACATCCAGATGAAGGAAAGGTTTTTGATGTATCGGCCGATGCTAGAAAAGAAACGGGAGTAGATGATGCATCTGTTAAAATTTACGCATGTTCTGGTTACGGTAATCCTCAGATATTACAGCAGTTGATGAATGCAGAAAAACCAGATGCAATTCTACATTTTACAGATCCAAGATTTTGGGGTTGGTTATATCAGATAGAACACTCCATTAGACAACATATACCATTGATGTATTATAATATATGGGATGATCTTCCGTATCCGCATTGGAATGAAAGTGCTTATGAATCATGTGATCTGATAATGAACATATCACGTCAGACGCAGAATATTGTAAAAAATGTATTACAGAAATATCCCAAGCCTGATTGGGCAGTACAATGGGTACCTCATGGTGTTAATTCAAAAAAGTTTTTCCCTATAACAGCATTATCACCTGTATGGGATGAATATCAAGAGTTTCTAAAAAATTTCAGATCTAATCATAATTTTGATTTTTTATTTTTCTGGAATAACAGAAATATCAGAAGAAAACAACCAGGTGACTTAATTTTAGCGTTTAAACAATTCTGTGACAAATTAACTGAAGAACAAAAAAAGAAATGCGCGTTATTTATGCATACTCAGATATCAGATCCTAATGGAACAGATTTAATGGCAGTTAAAAATGCAGTGGCGCCAGATTGCAATGTTGTTTTTAGTGATCAATCAGTTGATGTGAAAGTATTGAATTTTTATTACAATATGTGCGATGTAACTGTTAACATAGCATCCAATGAAGGATTTGGAATATCTTGGTGTGAATCATTACATGCCGGTACGCCTATCATAAACAATGTTACGGGTGGATTGCAAGATGGATGTAGATTTGAAGAAGACGGACAATGGATAGAATTTGATAGAGACTTTCCTACTAATCATGCAGGAACATATAGAAAGCATAGTAAATGGGCAATGCCTGTTTATCCATCTAATAGATCATTACAAGGTTCACCTCAAACTCCATACATATTTGATGATAGAGCAAATCCAGAAGATGTTGCTATTGCAATGTATTATTGGTATAAACAATCAAAAGAAAAACGCGAAGAATGTGGCATGGCTGGCCATGAATGGGTAAATGGAAATGAATCTGATATGTCAGCTAAACGAATGTCAGAAAGATTTGTAGAATGTATAGATGAATGTTTTGAAAAATGGACACCTCGTCAAAAATTTACAATGTATAAAATAGAACCAAAAAAGAAATTAGAAAACGTAGGAATAATATGAAGCCATTTATAGTAGTTCAAGGACCGGTTGCGACTAGGTCTGGATATGGAAACCATACAAGAGATTTGGTAACTAGCTTGATACGAGCTAACAAATATGATATTCAGATTATATCATTACCATGGGGTTCAACGCCAACAGATGCATTGAAGCCAGAAAATCCAGACCATCTGGAAATCATCAAATGCATTGCCGCGGGTAACATTAATCGCAAGCCAGATGTATTTATTCAAGTATCAGTTCCAAATGAATTTCAACCACATGGTAAATATAATATCGGAGTAACAGCTGGTATAGAAACAAATCAGGTATCGGCTGAGTTTCTGCAAGGATGTAATAAAATGGATTTGATCATTACTACATCTCAACATTCAAAAGATGGATTTGTTAAAAGTACATATGACAAAATTGATGATAAGACAAAACAAAAAGTTGATGAATTATCATTACAAAAACCAATTGAAGTGTTGTTTGAAGGCATTGATACAAATGTATATAAACGAACAAAGGAAATACATGATACAGTAAAAGATCAATTATCGATGGTAAAAGAATCTTTTGCATATTTGTTTGTAGGGCATTGGTTAAAAGGTACAATGGGGCAAGATCGTAAAGATATTGGAATGTTGATTAAAACTTTCGCAGAGACATATAAAAACAAAGCGCGTCATAATAAACCAGCTCTTATACTAAAAACATCAGGAGCAACCTTTTCTATTATGGATAGAGACGAACAAATACAAAAGATTCAACAAATATTATCGCCATATGGTCATAAAGCACCAAATGTATATTTATTACACGGAGATTTAACTGATGAAGAGATGAATTCATTATATAATCATTCAAAAGTTAAAGCTATGGTATCTTTTACAAAAGGAGAAGGATTCGGAAGACCTTTATTAGAATTTACTGCTACCGGCAAACCTGTTATAGCATCCGGATGGTCCGGGCATGTTGATTTCTTAAAAGATTATTCAATATTGTTACCTGGCGATTTAACTGATATACATGCATCTGCAGCAGATAAATTTTTATTGAAAGGATCAAAATGGTTCACAGTTAATTATCAATATGCATCTGCAGTATTAAAAGAAGTTTCTGAAAATTACAAAAAACATTTACCTAAAGCACAACAACAGATGAAATATACCAATTCTACATTTACATTAGATAAAATGGCAAATAAATTTGTAGAATTAGTAGATGAAGGATTATCAAAAACGCCTCAAGAAGTAGCTTTAAAATTACCAAAACTAAAAAAGGCTGAAGCACCTAAGCTTAAATTACCAAAACTAAAAAAGGCTGAAGTATGACGGATTTAGAACAAAATACAAATCTTAAATTAGATTATGACGAAATATCACCAATAACAGGAAATATATGTGTTATTGTGGAAGCAGATGAAGCAACTGATACAACATCATATATGTGTATGGAATCTGGTTTCACTACAACTGAGAATATGAAAATTGATTCTGATGTTGTCAAAGAATATGAAACTCGATTGACGGAATTGATGCGTGCAAGTAAATATGAAGATACGAAACGTGGTTTAGTCTGGTATCCAGCATTTTTACAAATGCAAGGTATTGGAATGTTATATCCAACCGGAACATCGCGAGATGATCTTAAATGGGAAGTATGTAAAGTAATTGCTATAACAGGAGAAGAACGAGAAAAATTTCCTGTACCAGGAAAAGAAGGAGAATATTTTACATCGCGTTTAGATGTGGAAAATGCAGAAAAATTTGAAGGAAATGAATTTGATTTGGCATTAGATAGATTTTATTCATTAACAGCAGAAGTATATCGTGAATTAGAAAAACAGAAAACACAATGAGAATAAGTTATGCAATCCCAGTATGTAATGAAATTGATGAAATTAAGAATCTTACAAGCTATCTTTTAAAACATAAATCAAAAGATGATGAAATAATTATACTTATAGACCAACATAATTTCCATCCAGAAGTTAGAGATTATGTAGAAACGTTTGCAGAAGAATGTGAAGATCAAAATGTATTTAGAGCATATCATGGATTGAATAAAGATTTTGCAACTCATAAAAATTATCTTAATTCATTATGTTCCGGAGAATGGATTCTTCAATTAGATGCCGATGAATATCCAGATGATTATTTAATGGAAGCCATTCCATGGATGATCAATCAGAATCCAGATGTAGAAGCATATTGGTTGTCACGTATCAATACTGTTACGGGTATTACTGATGAGCATATTTCGAAATGGGGTTGGCATGTAGATAACAAAGGATGGATTAATTTTCCAGATCCACAGTTAAGGCTATATAAAAATAGCGATGAAATCAAATGGGAAGGTAAGGTTCATGAACGATTAATTGGATATAAGAAATTTGCTCATATGCCAAGTAATCCAGAATATTGTTTACATCATCCTAAATCTATAGAACGTCAAGAACGTCAAAATGCATTTTATGATACGATATGAAAACAGAACAGCAAGAAATTCATGAATATCAATTATGGCGTAAAAATTGCAAAGAAAGAGGTTATTTTTGGAAAATAGAACGAACTGATATAATTAACCAGTTGATAAAAAAATACAAGTACATTAATTATTTAGAGATAGGCGTGAATGATGGGACTAATATTCGTAAAGTATTATGTGAACATAAAGACGGAGTTGATCCTGGTATAGAAACTATCAATCCATCAGAAGTAAATTATCCTATAGATTCAAATAGTTTTTTTGATTTAATACGTGGTCATGATATCAAATATGATATAATTTTTGTAGATGGATTGCATCATGATGACCAAGTATATATTGATATAAAAAATGCAATGAATCATTTATCAGAAAATGGCACGATTGTTTGTCATGACATGAACCCGCAATGGGAAATTGTACAACGAAAACAAGTTCCTACTAATGTTAGTTGCTGGAATGGTGATTGTTGGAAAGCATGGGTAAAATTGCGCGGAGAATTATCAAATTATTCAATGGAAGTAGTGGATACTGATCACGGTGTAGGAATTATAAGACCCGGTAAACAAATTCCAATAACAGAAATTACTAATAACTTTTGGGA